CACTTGCAATTGATTCCACACTAATGAGTGAATCCGTTAAAGAAGGTATTCTTGACGGTAAACAACAAATAGATGAAGCTCTTCGTGAGCTTGAGACCGCAAAGCAGCAAATAGCTGTTCTTAAAGAAAGCTTGGCAAAAACCCAAGTAGATCTTATTTTAGAACAAAAAACTGCTTTACTTCCTGAGAAAAAGAAAGCATACGCAAAACGCGTACTTGCTGGAAAATCTCCAAAGTTTATTGTCGAGAATATCGATTATACACTTAGCCTTTTTGATAAAAAGGATGAAGAGCGTCTCGAGACCCTGAAAGAAGAAGCTTTTAGTAATCGTGTAGCAAAAGACGATGTGTTAGTTGAAGAAGTTGAAGAACTTACATCTCAATTAAATGAGAGTGTAGATGAACAATTGACACCGTATTTATCTGAATTATCACGATACTAAACTTACCAATTTCTGGTAGAGATATACTACCGTATATCTGAACGTTGTAATTATTTACAACACAATAATAAAGAAAGGAAAAATACACAATTATGAAACAAATTAAGCCTTCACAGTCTTATATTGATCAAAATCGTGCGCAACAACTCTTAGAAAAATGGGGTCCAGTATTGGATTACTCTTCTAAGAATGTTTCAGCAATCGAAAACGAAAACACTCGCCTAAATACAGCGATGCTTCTTGAGAACCAAGAGGCATATTGCTTACGTGAAGCGAATGTAGCCGGTATAAATGGATCATTTGGTTCTGCAGCCGGTGGGCAATTTAACCCACCCGGTAGCATTACATCAGGTGATACATATGCAGCTAACGACGCTCGTTTGCCGAAGATTTTGATTCCCATGATTCGTCGTACATTCCCTGAACTTATTACTAACGAAATCGTCGGCGTCCAGCCTATGAGCGGTCCCGTTGGTCTTGCGTTTGCTCTCCGTTATAAGTATGGTGCCAATACACTTGGTAATGCTAATAGCATTGATGGTAGTACGCAAAGCACCCCTGGTACACATACCCAATATGGTGGACAATACACAGGTTCCGGTTCTGCTAAAGACAATGAACTCGGTTATCAATTCCTTGATACCCGCTTCACTGGCACAAGCTCAACCGCTCTCACTGGTAACAGTGTGTGGAACTTTGCTGATCAAGATAAAGGCGTTGCTGAAATTCTTAAGAATTTCGAAATCAATGCTAATATCCCAACAGTAGAGGTAAGCTTCGAGAAAACAGCCGTTGAGGCTGGTACTCGTCGTCTTGGCGCACGCTGGTCTGTCGAGCTCGAACAGGATCTGAAGAATATGAATGGTATCGATATCGATGCTGAAATCACTAACGCTATGGCGTATGAGATTCAAGCAGAGATCGACCGTGAAATGGTTCTTCGTATGATCCAGTCCGCGCTTAATGGTGGCGCTGGTACAGGTTACTCCACATGGAGCCCTGCATCTGCCGATGGTCGTTGGTTAGTAGAACGTAATCGTGACTTCTATCAGAAGCTTATTATCGAAGCAAATCGTATTGCTGTTCGTAATCGTCGTGGGGCTGCAAACTTCATTGTTGCAACTCCGCGTGTTTGCGCAATCTTGGAGATGCTCCCTGAATTCCAGTGGGTAACCGTCCAGGGTACAGTCAATACCCAGCCAACAGGCGTTGCTAAGGTAGGTAGCTTAGGTGGTAGATTTAACGTTTATCGTGATACACGTACAGAAGTACAAAATAATGGTGTCTATGGAACCGGTAACGGTTATACCAACCAGACATCCGGCATTGAGTACGCTCTCTTGGGCTTTAAAGGCTCTGAGTTCTATGATACGGGTATTATCTACTGCCCATACATCCCAGTAATGGTTCAGCGGACTATTGGTCCTAACGATTTCGCTCCACGTGTTGGTCTTTTGACCCGCTATGGAGTTGTTGATAATATTTTCGGTGCGAATTTATATTATCATGTTGTTCTCGTTCAGGGTCTCGGTACTGCGTTTACTCCCGGGAACCAAGCAGTATATTTTTGAAATTAATCAAAAATAACAATCAAAGAATACTCTCGAGAAATCGAG